TCTTTCAGTAGATCAAGCAGGAACGAGATTTCACCCGAGGACAACGTTTTGTTCCTGGGAAGAGGAATCTCAGGCGCATCCGTGTGCTCGGACAGTTCCTCGTAGGAGTCGATGTCTCCACACCTCTTCAGGTAGTCTCGACCCCCATCTACCGCGATGGTGTGGCAGGAGCACCACTTGAAGTCGTGGCGGTTAAAACTCTCGATGACCTCCTGGCATTTGAGGCATCGGACGCGGTTGTGCAGGATTCGGTCGGTCATCTGTTCTCCTTGTGGTGGGGGTTGAACTCGACTGCAAAATTAAACAAGTTTAGGCCGAAAGAGCCTCCTTTAGACCACCACACCCCCAGCAGGCTAATGCCCCGGAGTCCTTGGTAGCCTTTCCAACAGTTGATGAAGCGCCAACGAGGCCAGGCCGCCCAAAAGCGTTTGTCAAACTCTGGGTCGGGCAAAAAGGGGTTGTCGGTTACTTCCATATCTTCCTCCTCATCAGTACCACCAGACTGTGGCCCAGACCTTCGAGCCAGGCGTCCGTAAGCAAACCTTTGAGCTCTCTTACGCTCATGCTTGATACCCACGGTTCTTCAAACACAACGTCTTTGCCGCTTTGGTGGATGTTCTGCCAGGGATGAAGGCGGCGAACAACCTGGGCAATATATTCTTCATAGGGCATTTGGTTCACAATCACTTCCATATCTTCCTCCAGAGAGTATTATACCACGGACGCTCCATCGGGTAGACAACGTAGGTGTGGTTCTCACAAAGGACAATGTGCCCGCCAAGAAAAGGAACGATTCGGATAATAGGTCCTTCAGGTCTGGCAGCACAAGGCCCATCATGTCCAGGTTCCCGGGAGCAGGCCCATCCTTCGGGAGGTAGAGTACAGAAGGTCATTGGCTACCCCATCCCCTTCTCGGGCTTTCCTGCACAATCTGGGTAGTAAAGAATCCGGAGCCATAGTAGTCCTCGCGTAGCTGCCAGATCGTGCCATCCGTGTCCAAAGCCAGAACTCTGTCCTGATAGTTCAGAAGTTGAATCCACCGAGTTGGTCCGGAGTTTTGGACATAGATAACTGGAGTAGGGGAGGGGACCCAAACCCTCCCCCGTAGAACTTTCCAAGCTTGTTTGATTCTTGTGAACATTATTCTTCCTCCCCGGCTTCCAATTCGGTAAGCCAGTCGTCGTCCTTGACAGCAGGTCCTATTTTGACCAGCAGTTGCTCGACCAGGTCTGGCTGTTTCAGGCATAGACCACGCATTCGGCAGAAGCTACATTTCTGATTTGGAAATCGGACACCGCCGTCTTTTGGCCAGTAATTCTCTTCGTAGGACTTTTTGACCCGCAGCGTCTTGTCTCCGATGTCCTGTCCGACCTCCGGAAGGTCTTGTTCGGGAATGGTTGCTCGAACGAACTGGATTTGGGTCTTGGTTACGGATTCTCTTTGGACAGAGCACAGACGCCCGTCAGCCAGGAACTGAGCAACAAGCTGATCTTTCTTTTCGGTCGCACCCTTCCCGGAGATTTTGTCAAGCTCCTCGTCCATTATCCGGACAGTTTCGTCCGTGCCGAGGTACATCAGCCACGGAACTTCCGGAGCGGCTTTTACTCCTTCGGCAGCCTCAACCGCGCTTTTGGGGGCACTGAACTTGACCACGGACAGCGTTTGTCCCGCCTTCCAGTCTTGGGTGTCCTCCAGGAGAGTAACAGCGTCCCCCTTCTTGAAAGAGTCAGGACGAGCTTTGATTAGCCACAGAAACCCAACCTCCTTAACTCCGGTGGCCCATGCGTAGTCTTTTAGCTGCGGGTCCATAGCCAGAAGGTTCGGGGTAAGGCTCAGAGGAGCTTTCGCGGTCTTGATGTCCACCAAGATACGTCCGCCGTCCCCCGCTGTTACCAGCATATCTACGAAAGATGTGAACTTCAGGTCAGACAAATTGGACCCGGGCCACAACTCCTTCTCGTAGTTAAGCTGGAACTTCGGGTTGCGAATGGGAAGGGTCGGGAGCAGGGCCTCGTACAACCGAGCAAGCTCACTTCCGATTTTGTACAGGTCTTTCCAAGACCCCTCCTGGGCGGTAAACACCAGGGGGATAGCCTCCCACTTCAACCACAGCCGCTTGAATTCGTCGGTCGTGTCCCCCGGTTTGCAGCCGTTGGCGTGGAAGAACTGAATGGCGTCCTCGACGCACTTGCCAAACTCGAAAGCTGCCCTCTTGTCTTTGTCCTTGTATCCGGCGATCCGGCTCAGGTAGAAAAGCTGGCGGCAATAGGTGTAGTCGGACAGCGCCGAATAACTTATGTGCGAAACCTCGCGACCACTAGCGGATTTGTATAAAAAGCTCATTTTCTCTCCAATAACCAGACAACAACATCTTGTCCAAGTTTCAATGCTTCGTCGAGTTCATAACGAAGGGTATATTCTTCGTTTTTATTGTCGGATTGGAAATCCGCTCCAATTGTTCCGGGTCTAAGTTGACGGTCGTATTCATAAATTGTGACTGATTTCATTTCAACCCCCTAACCCAAGACCACACCCGTTCCCACCAAGTCATCGGAACCTGGGACACATGTTGTAGTTGAAACACCAGAGTATCACCACGCCCAACTCTGGAGAAGGAGTCGATGTTTCCTTCAAAGAAGTTGTGGGAGCCGCTGTACCCGCCGCTCAGATTGACGATCATTCTCGGGCGCACAAAACTCAGGAAAGGCTCGTTCCCCTGGATGCGCTGATCTATTTCGTGCAGGACCTCGGTGTGTGATTTATACTTCACTTTTTCCTCCGCAGTTCTCGGATTTGCACCGCCGCATCTTTCGCAGTAGATGGTTGTGTGTAGAGCCCGGCGGCCAAGCACATCTCTGTCCGGTACAAGGAACGACGAAGGTACTTTTCAACTTCGATCAGCCACAACTCGTACTGAGCCACACTTTTGGGTTTCTTTTCGGGTTTGGGTTCGTCCAGGTAACGGACAAATTCTACACTCAAAGGCACCTCCCGCAACCACCCTCCTTTCTGTGCGTGTTCGACTATTCGGAGGACTGCCGGTTTCATACAATCTCCGCAGTCCGGGCAAACTATCCAAGGGTTTTTGGGTGTTGGGGAAACCGCCCAGGCCGTCCTAAGAACGTGGTGATTTGTCAAACAAGCATATCCCGACTGAAATGATTCTTCTGTCTCGGGTTCTTTCTTCGGCTTTTTATTCCACCAGGTCATGTTTTCCTCCACATCCGTAGTCTACTACTTCTTTCAAGAAGTCCACAAACTTGTCGCTCCCTTGCAGGATCAGTTCGTGGAACTCGTCGGGTTGCATCAGCATGTGTCTCCTCAGAAACCAGCCCCAGGGAGAGTTGTTGTCCTCTATCCGCAGGTCGAGGGGTCCGGGTTTGGTGCCGTCGATGACTAAGCGTTTCATTGAGACTCCTTGTCCATTATCCGGACGGGGTTGATTGTGCAAGCGGCTAAATCATCTGCGATTTTGAAGGACTGGTTGAGCATTTTTTCCATATACCCGCAGAGGAGTTCTCCGAAAACCCACAAGACATCTCGAAGCTCTTTTTCGTTCGTAGGTAGGTCGCTGTCCAGGTAATGGACAAATGCTTCGGCGCTGATCCGGATGGGCTCATATTGGACTCTGAACATCCACGGGTCGTCGGGCCCCTCCTTCGGTTTCTTGGGCATAATCTTTTCCAGCTTGGCCATCAAAGGATACTTGTGCCAGATGCTGTCAGGTTCAGGAAACATCGGTCTTCTCCTTGGCGTGCCGCTTGGCGGAGTCGAGTTGGATAGTTGCTCGCTCGATTGTCTTTTGCGCCTCCCTGATCTGTCCCTGATAGTAGCGGACATGCCAAGCCCATGTTTTGTCCGGTTTAGTCTTGGAGAGAAGGCGTTTGGCTTCTTCTGCTTCGCTTTTCGTCTTCAACTCTTCGGCTCGTGCCAGAGCTTCTTCCTCGGTAGCGAAGACATCGGGCTCTTTCAGGACCCAAGAACTGTTACTTCCGGCGGAGATTCGATACTCGAAGTCGAAGGGTTCATAGGTTTGTTTTTCTACTCCGCAGATGCGCCCCTCTCTGGTGGCTGGTTCAAAGGTGTAACCGCTTCTGCTTCCGTTCGAGCCTTCATACCCTCGTTTGCAGTCCTCGCAGTCGATGGTAAAGGTTTCTCCGTTGAGAATGATGGTCAAATACCCCGAGCCAGAGCAACTCACACAGGGAACCCACTTTGTACTGGCCTCAAGATAAGCGTGGTAGACATAGTCTCCAAAGTTAAACATGGGTTTGGTTTGCATCCTTTTGCTCCTTCTCAGGTTCCATTATAACACACTTCATCCCTTTTAGGAAGGGGGAGGGGGGCCCGCTGTACGTTATCACGAGCCGGTGACGGGGGCGCGAGCAAGCCGTGAACCAGATATTCCGCTCTTCTTGAAGATCAGTCGCCTTGGAATGCGGGAGCACTCCGTCAGACACCCCAACGACATAAATTACGTCCGCCTCGGACCCCTTGAAGCTGTGCACCGTAGACAAGGCAACGCCCTTGCGGCTCTTAGAAGCGGCGGTCACTTTCCGGCAGTAGTCCAAAAACTCCTTGATAGTCTGAAACCGGGAGGCGAGCTTGCTCAATTCTGCCAAATTTCCTAGAGGATCATTGTCTGGGCTTGCCTCTTCTTCGGAATAGTAGTCCCCGGCTCGGAGGGCCCCCAGGATTTGCTTGAAGGCATCAGCGGCGGCCAGGCTTTTGTATCGACTCAGCGAGTGGATGAAGGACGTAAAGTTGGTCAGTGCTTCTTGATTCTTTGCGTCAACTAAAAATCCTCGGGCGGCAACCAAGGAGTTCCAATACGAAACGTTGTTGAGGTCCTTTTCCTTTTTCAGGGCCTCCATAAGTCTAGCTTTGGGCAGAAACTTGGCGATCCAAAACGGACTTCTTATGCAGGTTCCGAGAGCGTAGTCCGAGGGGTAGACGGCGGCCTGGAGAAAGGCCAGGCCGACGCGGACCTCCGGCTGACTCCAGAAACCGGACTTCCCAACTAGGTGATAGGGCACCCCCGCCTCGGTCAGCGCCTGCTCGAAGGGGCGGAGGCCGAGATTGGTCCTCGAAAGTATGGCCGTACTGTCCATTATCTGGACTCCTTAGTGCGCTTCATTTCTTGACAAAACGGGCAGTTTGGGTCGGTGCCTGGCTGGTGCTGGGGTCGGTCGTATCCCCCATCTATCAGTTTTTTAAGGACGTACCAGAGTTTTCTCATCACCACCCCCAGCCCTCCCAGTCGCCGCGCTTCCAATACCAGATAAGCACGGCTAGGCTCAGAGCGCACAGAGCCAGGTCTATTATCGTGTCCGTGTTCATAACCCCTCCTTGATACATTTTACCACGAACGAGTCGATATGGTCTGCTATTTTCCGATGCTCTTCAGCAGTTCCGTCATTTTTTATGGTGTTCGCTCGGCGGCTTATCACCTCTATATTTCCTCGAACATATCCCAATTCCGGAATAATTCTATCTAATGACGGACTGTTCGTTTTCATGTGGCCACCAACATTAGATTTTAGCCTGACACCTAAAATTGGGCATAGTTCGGGTATGTTTATGTCCTCCGGCTCGATGTCGAAAGTTAAGTTTTCCAAACTTCTTTCCTATCATTTCCATTCGTTTTGGGGCCACTTATACTTCTCCTTTTATCTCTGAAATAACCCAAGCCGCTTCGTCCCCAGTCGAGTTGAAACCCCGTATAGAAACCTCCGGCCCCGAGGGGTTTTGTGTGTGGAACTTCGAGGCCAGGTCTTGCGTTGCTGCAATGGGCCGGATAAAGTTCACGATTTCAGGGCTGCTGCGAAAATTAGCGGATAAGAAGAGGGTTTCGGTTCCCGGGAACATACTTTCCATTTCTAGGAACAGGCGAGAATCTGATCCTCGAAATCCGTAGATACCCTGCGAAACGTCGCCCACCGCACACACCGACTTACCAGAGATCAGCTTGGCTAAATCCCATTCGATTCTGGACATATCCTGGGCCTCGTCTAGTTGAAGCCAGTCTCGAACCCACCGTTTTCTCACTTCGGGATTCTTGTCCAGGATTTCGACCATTTCCAAAATCAAGCTATCAAAATCGAGAACGCCAGCGGCTTTCATGCGCTTGTCATAGTCCTTGTAGGCCAGGGCCATCCTCAGACTCTTTGCGTCCACCTTATCTTCAAAATCTCGGATGAGCGAAGGAGCACGAAGCCGTTTCCGTTTCCAAAGGCTGACCAAGGGCCGAAAAGCGCGGGGATCAAGTTCGTATCGTCTGGCAGCGTCTCCGGACAATTTTGCGGAGACAGGCTCCCCCGCCAAGGGGAATTCGGCCAACTCGTAGGGAAAAGCATCTCGTTCCTCCATAGCAAAAGCGAGCCCCAGAGCATGAAAGGTCTGTGCGCCTGCTGTGCGTGTTGTGGTTAGTTTTCCTACTTGGGCTTCGACCCGGTCCCGGAGGTTCTTCGCTGCCGTCCGGGTGAAGCTCAAACTCAAAGTATCGTCCGGAGAAACTCCGTCCCGGATCAACCGGGCAAAGCGTTGAACCAGGACGAAACTTTTTCCAGAGCCTGGTCCGGCTTCCACACAAGCGTACCCTTCGCCAAAGTTGATCGCGTCTAGTTGCTCTTCATTGGGGGGAGGAGAGTCTTTCTTCTCGTTCTTTTTCGTGCGGACAGTATCCATACGCTCCTCGGGACTGGTTTCTTAGTGGGCCTTGGGCAAAAGTCCGGTCAAGAACATAATGGAAATGCCAACAACCACAACACCGAAGCTGAACGCCATTACTGACCCAAAGAACAGTATTCTTCCGGTGTCCTCTCCGTCTTCGATCAGATAGTGCTTGATATTAAAAATGGGTCCTTTCCAAATACCCCACGTTACCAGAAGCAATCCGACGATCAAACAAAATAAAGCCATCACCCCTCCTTTCGTCCATTATCCGGACTAGCCATTCAAAGCTTCTTCTATGGGCCTCCTGAAGCCGTTACGGCTAGGGCCGGGCCGATTGCCTTCCTGGAAATTTCGACGGCCTCTGCGTATTGGGCCACGAACTCTCGGGCTAGGAGCAGCAAAGCAGTGTTCTGCTCGTCGGCGGGATTGCCGCAGACATAGGTCGGGATGTTGATATTGCGAATTTCGTCTGGTGTCATACTTCCTCCAATTCAAACTCAAACGGTGCCGCGCATTGCGGACGCCCGTTGTCAAAGTTGTACATAAAAGCCAGAACCTCTTCCGGCATGGGGTGGTCGATCATGGGTTCCCCCCTTGCCGTTCTGGCCCGAATCTGGGCCGGAGATACCCACGCCTCGCAAAACCCGGAGTCTTTTAGGGCAAGAGCGATGGGGTCGTTTGTACACGAACCCATAGACCCCGAATTGATGTGCTGTTGTGTGACCTGGATTTTCATGGTGGCCTCCTAAAACGGGCAGTCTTGGGGGTCTTGCTCTTTCGAGATTAAGCCCGCGTCCTGCGTCGGTTCGACGATCCACCTCGGGGCAGCCTTGACGATAGATTGACATTCGAGGATTTCGTACTCACCCCCGAGGTCATCTACCAGTCTCTGTGCTTCCTCGACCGCTGAGTTGTAAGTGGGGTGCCTATACGAAGGAGCCCCTCCCCCGCGTTTGAACACGTACCAGAATTTCGTTTGCATGGTTCCTCCTAGAACGGTTCGTTATCCCCGAAAGGATCGTCGTCGGCTGCGGGGGTTGTTGCTCGTGGGGCCGGGGCTGCTTGCTGCCTGGTTTGCGCCGGAGCCAACGTTCGAGCCGGTTGGCCGGAGTCGGACTTGGAGCCTCCGTCGGCAAAGTCAATCCGCAAGGCAACGATTTCGGTTGCTGTTCGGTTAGCCCCCGTTTGCTTGTCCACCCAGGACTTGGTTTGGAGGTCTCCCGTCACATTCACGGTCGATCCCTTCTTGAGGTACTTTTGGGCGAACTCTGCGAGGTCCTTGAAAGCCACCACATTAAACCAATGGGTAGATTTCTTGTCTCCGAAACCCTTGTCCACGGCCACGCTGAAATTGGCCACTTTGACTCCGTTGGGGGTAGAGCGAATATCAGGATCACGCCCCAAACCCCCGCCTACTTGCGCAAAAGAGAATCCTTTAGCCATTGGACGGAACCTCCACTAACGGGCAGTTGGAGAGAGATTCAACCGCCCATCCGTCTGGGCTCTGAGGGTCGGCGTATCTTTCCACCATGACCCTCGCGCCTGCTTCGGAGCCGAAGGGGACGAAGTGATTTCGCTCCACATTCACGATCCCCCAACAAGGGCCAACTGGTGTCTTTCTGTACTCGACCGGGTAGGAGACTGGGGGCGAGTTTGGGTCCGCCGGGGAAACTTGGGGGGCCGCTGGTGCTTCGTCCTCGGCAATCGTGGCGTGATACCCCTCGCTGAGGTCAAAAACAGCGTTGCAGAAGGCCGGGTCGTCCAGGAGTTCACCGGTCCGGCAGTCGTCGCACACGTCGTCCTCGTCCCCGTAGTCGGACGTGAGCAGGTGGTCTTCCCGGATGATGGCCCGGACCTGCACAGCGTTAAGCTCGGCCACGAGGTCACATTCTTCGTCGTAGAAGGCGTAGGTGTTGTCCCGGGTCAGGTTAAATTCTTCGGCTTCGATTGCGAAGTCAACGGAAGGATCGTCGGTTTTGATAACGAACGTTGGCATACTTCTCCTTTGTCCAGGTAATGGACGGTTAGAACTTTAGTTCTGTGGGCCGGTGTAGATGGGCCACAACTCGCCGTTTTGCCAGATTCGCCGGATTGGATACGGATCGGTGTACGTGTTGAACCGAACGGGGGTTTCAGCGGGAACTTCGGTTTCGATGGGGAAGGCCCCAATAGGCGCGGGGAATCCTTCAATGCTTTCTAGGGCTTCTTGTTTGGTGTCAAATAGCTTGCTCTTGGGGCTATCGCTTTGGTCCCAAAGGTCTTCCTTGCACACCCTGAAATTTCCGGAACCGTTGTTGTTGTACACGGCAAACCACTTGGTTACCTTCGTCTTCAACCGGGCGCTGTCAGCGTGCCCCTTGTATTCGAACACCCCGAATTTGATGTTGGGGTGGAGTTTGGCCAGACGCAGACTCTCGTTGTAGGCCGAGGCAAAGTCCGGGTGCTGTTTTGGGCTTGAGGCCGGGCCTTCGTCCGACACCACGATGAAATAGGGCTTCTTTTCCCAGAGGATGTTTCGGATAATGGGTAACATTCAGGTCTCCTTGATTCCTTTCATGTTGGGAGATTTGATTCGTGCAACCTCTCCGAATTTCTCTCCGGGGGCAGGCCGCGAGTAAAATACCACATACCCAAGCTCGTCGCAGCACATTTTGTCCGCGTCTATCGGGAGTGGTATCGGGTTGTCTTTCAGGTAAACTTCATAGTGTTGAATCATACAAGCCTCGCAAAAGCCCCGTGATATTTTTCGGCTGCTACGGAATAAAGCTCGGAGGCTTCTTCGGCAGTGTTGCGAACCCCCAAATAAATGGTTTTTCTGTTGAAGGTTATATGAGCGACGTATCGGTTCTCGTTGATTTTACACACTCCTTTGAATCCGCTTTTATTGGTTTTTCGAAGTTTTTGGTTTCGCGCTTGCTCCGCGTCAGTAGCTATCCGAAGGTTGTGTTTTTGGTTGTTGAGAGAATTGACATCGTGGTGGTCTCCTGTTCTGAGATCATTTGCCTCTAAACCAAGGATAAAACGGTGCATCAAAATGGTTTCGAGAGTGTCTGTTTCGGGCACCCAACGGCTACGTTGTGCATAGTAGCTTTGGGTGGTTTTATTCCAAGCGGCATACCATTTCCATTGGCTGAGGGATTCTACATCTTCGGCGTCTACGAAAACGACCTGTCCTTGGGTTAAGGGAATGTGTCCTATGCCGTCTTCAATCCAACCCTTCCTTTTAGAAAGCCGGTAATGGCGCATTCTTGGTGGCCTCCAACAGCTTGTCTTTGCCTTCTCCCAAGGCGGTTTCGAGCCGGGTCAAAGCATCATTCCAGTTTGCGACCGTCAGTTGCTTGGGCTCGTCCTTGTGCCCCACGGCCAGGATGTAGTTTCTCAAGTCCTGGGTGTTGGCTCCCGCAGCCGCCAGCGCCCTAACTCTGGAGGAGAACCCTGCTTGCTCTTCTTTGGTTGGGGTTGGGTCTAGGGCCTCCACGAACTCTTCGGCAGCCGCCTTGTTTGCTGCTTCGTCTACCGCCGGGGCCGGTTTCCCCGCATTCTCGATGTCCGCCTGGGTGATACCCTGATCGACCGGGGCCGGTTGTCCATTATCCGGACTTTCTACCTTCTTGGGACGACCACCTTTCTTCTTTGCTGGAGGAGGAAGTTCGGCGGCGGGCTTAACAGTCCCCGGGGGAAGGGCGGCTAGGGCTTTCTCCAACTCGGGGTTGACGGGGGGAACGGCAGGCTTTTCTCGGTCTTTTACCCCGGGAATCATTTCAGCCTCTTGAAGTTTTGAAGCGTTTCCCCTCCAAGGCTCGTTCGGCCTCGGAGCCTCGACGGGTTTGGCTGGCTCCTGATTCACTTTTGGCACAGGGGGAGGAAGGGGGACGACGGAGGCCGGGGCGGTAGCTGCTTGGTGCGGCTCTTCCTCGTTCTTGATTTCTTCGGACAGGTAGAGCGACCCGAGTTCCTCTGGAAAAGCCTTGCGCAGAGCGTCTGCCTCAGAACATTTGGCGGTCTGGGCATCGCCTCGCTTTTGCCACATATCTGTCAAAACAAGGATGTTATCCCTCTTTTGGGTGGCGGCGACGGAGTCAAACCGGACAATGCTGGTGATTGGCTCGTCGAAGTCCTTGCGCTTGACAGAAATCCGGACGGCCCAAGGTTCCCGGGGGAGAGACTTGTTGGTCTTGCTCGGCAGAGGAATTTGAGAGATAACAGTGGGGTCTCCGTTGTCGTCGAGGTAGATGTATTCCGCCGGGGTAGACCCCCCATATTGCCCCGTGCGCAGAGCGATAAGCCGCAAAGCTCCAATGGTGGTAATCCAATAGGGCTTTTTCACAAACCGGGAAGCCCCTGTGTCTGCGTCCCACTCCTTGGCGTTCCTGAGTTGGAAAACGACATGGGGTCCCGGTCTCAGGGCTCGCGCTTTGCATTCGCTGATGAAAAGCTCGAACTGCGTATCGGTCGCCCCCTTGCAGTATTCCGCTCGGATGGCCACTAATTCTGCTTCCGTAAAATCCATGCTCATTACTTCTCCTTGTCCGGTTAATGGACTAAACAAACATTCCCAGGCTGTCATATTCTGAGAAGACAAGAACTCCGCAACGATGGAGATCAATCAACTCCGCCTTGTTTGCTGCTTCGAGCAGCTTTTCGACATCCACGTCCAAATAGATTTCGTCATGCTCTGCTGAGGCAACGATGTCCTCCTTCCCGGGCAGGAGCTTGTCCAACAGCAGAAAGGCGTGAAGGTCTGGCCGGAGAGACAGCTTGTTCTCGACTCGGTCGAACTTGAGGAACTCGTCGTTGTGCTCCTCATAGAACTCATGCAAATCGGTTACCATTTTTCCTCCTAAAACTTGAATTGTGGGGCCCGCTTGGGAAATCCGGCGCTGCTACGGCCCGCTTGGGGCTTCCGGCGCTTCCCCACAAACTTTTTGGTGGTGGCCCGACTTGAATCGGTACACGGGGCGTCCCGCTGTTGCGTTGTCAATCAGACCCCGAAGGAGTCTCGCCCGCAATCATCACCACCAAAATCATTATACCACACTTCTGCCCCGGCGCAACATCTTTTTTACGCTTCCAGGAGGAGAGTATCTTTTCCTTCCAGCCGGGTGACCGCTTGTTCGACCGAGCCTTTGATGGTAAGGGACAAAGCGGGTTGCGCGTCAATGACGACCGCCGAGGTTCCTATTATCTGAGTCGGGAGCACGAGGGCCACGTGGTCCACGTTCACATACCCCTTTTTCCCATCCTGCTCAATTTCGATGAATCTGGTCATGCTGCTTTCCTTTCCTGTCTTTCTTGTCTGGTTTTTCCAAGGTGAAAATGTGGAGCGAAGGCACATTCATAAGGGTGGATTCGGGGGTTGATGCAGTTCTTGCGCAAGACCGCCCGATACATCGCCCGGACAGCTTCCCCGTGCGAGGAGTAGGCGGGCTTATCCAGGCAATGGTGGATGGTCTTATAAACGGACATCATTGTTTCGCCCCCAACGCCTTGCAAGCCTTATACAGCAAACCTTTCAAACTCGAATACGCAACCCCGTCAGCAAATCCGGAGTTCCCGAGGCCGACCAGGCACGTTGCCAGAGCGTCGGCCCTTGGTCCAAAGTCGGAGTCAAGCAGAGCCCAACTCAGTTTAGCAGAAACCACGGCCACCATCGCCCGATAGTCCCCGGTCGGGACCTTCTTGAGCAAAGCTGAGGTTTTTGTCCAGTTCCCGGACAGAACAGTGGTAGCAATTTCCGGGTACAGAGGCTCGTGCTCAGAGCCGTGGATTGCTTCTTCGAGGGGGACGCCCGCCAGGTACTGGTCGAGGACACCTAGGATTTCACGCGGGGCTGTGATCCCATGCTTCCACAAGAAATCGGTCAAACCCGGTTCGCCCCTCTCCGTGTCTATTGATTCTCGGAGAAGAACGTCGCGTACCAAAGAACTTAACTGCCCCCGGTTCAAAGGCTTCAAATCGAACGTAGCTGCCGCGCACCGGGACCTGATTGCTGCCGGTAGTTTTGCCGGTTCCGAGCTTGTCAGAATCCACACGGTACTCAGACAGGTTTCCATTGGAACTAGGAGGGCGTCGGCTGCGGCCTCTGTAACCCGCTGAGCCTCTTCCAAGATAAAGACGCGGTATCGCCCGACGAAAGGAACGCTTTTCGCTTCCTCCGTCAAGGCCCGCATGTCGTCCACTTTGCCCACAACCCCGGCGTTGATCTGCCGGATGTCCGACCCTTCCCAACTTCCAGGTCCTTGGCAAGCCCGGGCTACGATCCCGGCCAAAGTGGACTTTCCTGTCCCCACGGGCCCTGTGTAAAGCTGGCAGCGGGGGAAGTTGTCCTTCTCGATCCAGGACGCTATTGCTTTCTTGGCGTGTTCCTGGCCCAGGACTTGGTCCAATCGGGTTGGGGCTAAAATTTCGGCCAGGTTACTCATCTACCACGCTCCATTTGTCGGACAACAGGTCTTGAATGTGGACGGGAGGGGCTTCCCCGCTGTCGAAAACCACCAACCCCCGTGGGTCTAGGTGTACGGGAAAGTTTGGACGTTCACTAAAGATTTTCTTCCCTTGGATCAGGAACTCCGCCGCTTCAAGGATGTTCATTCAGCTACCTCCCAATCGTCGGCGAGCAGTTCCAGTGCTGTAAAATCAGCCTCACGTTCCAGATCGTCCATGACCTTCTCCCACGGATTGCAGACGTGCAGCCGGACTGGTGATCCTCCCCAAGACGTGCGCTTGACTACCTCGCCTCCCTGCATCCACTTTGCCGCTTGCTTGATGTCAGCCATTGGTTTCCTCCTCGGGTTTGACTTCGACGGGCGTGCTGGGCAAGTGGGAGAAGTGTTCAGGATCAACCTGGGGATCTACTTCCCGCAGGAGGCCCGTGATTACAGAAGCCCACCGCTTTTCAGTTGTGTCCCCGATGCTGGATGTTCCCACGAAGGCTCCAGTGTCGATAACCTCGATCCCTTTTAGGTCTACGCTGTCAACCATTCGGGCGACGACAGCCCCCAGGGAATCCAAGGGTATACGAAATCCGCGCTGATAGAACTTCAAGACCCGAAGGAGACTCCCACCCGCGTCTTCATTTCGGTCGGGCGAACGGTACACCAATCGTTTAGCCGCCAAGTCCGAGTAGAACTCGTCGTCGATCAGGCTTGTCCATTTCCCGGACTCGAACCAAATTGCGGCACAAGCGATAGTGAAGTCGAAGGACTCCAAAAGGTACGCCGGGGTTGGGAACGACCAACGGTGAATATATTGGACAAAATGCCGGGGCGATAGCTTAACGGACAAAGCATTGCCTGTTTCATAAGTCTTCTTCTTTGCTTCTTTGGCCAGAGCCTCGGCAAACAACTTGGCGTCTTCCGCTGTCTGCGTAAACAAGTCCAGGTCGTTGGGTTTTTCCCCCGAGACTGTGGACCGAAGGTAGCCTCCGCCCAGGACCAGGCGCGGCCCGTACTCAAGCATTTGGTTGCGAAGCCGGACGGGCAGCAAACGCACCGCCCAATTCAGATCGTGTGGGTTTAGTTCTCGCACTCTTCCTCCTCGTTGCTCGGGAACTTTACTTCCCGGTATGCAGTATAACACACGGGGCACAGCCAGAGTCCTTCGGGTGTGGATAAAAACGTGTCGTCTTCGTCCCCGCACCCGTCGCAGGTGTATATTTCCGGAATATCGTCGGGCGAAAGTAGCTGATAATACCTCGGTTTGTCCATTACTCCTCCAAAGCCTTTCTGTCTTTTGCATCAATGTTTTGCCGGTACTCGGTTGAAGCCCCGGCCATCTTCAAGAACTCAAGCTCGTACTTCTTTTTCTCCAGGAGTCGGCGTGTGAGTTTCTTGATGTGCTTTGCCTGCTGCACTATTACTTTGTGCTGCCCTTCAATAATCTCTAAGTCGGTCATGGTGTCCTATGCGGGTTTCAAAGGCCCCCCGCCCGAGGCTTGTGCAATAAAAACGGCGAAGAGCGCGAGGGCGGCCACTCCAAACAGGATTACAGCCACCCAATAGACGTTGGGGTCTCCCAAATAAGTTCCGGCAAGCTCGAAAACCCACCCAAAGGCAAGGCAACTCCACGCCCAGATTTCTAGTTCTCTGTTGCTCATTCGGGGGCCTCCGGTCGGTACCGCAAGAGTTCGGTTTTCTGAGCTTGGATTGTGTCTTCCGCGTCTTCAAGCTGGTCGGACAGGAGTTCGCCTTCTTCCTTCTCGCGTTCCTTGTCGTAGGTTTGGATCAGGTCCCAGATTTCCGCACGCTTCATTCGTTCGTTGGTGTAGCGGTTTGGGTCTGAGGGCTCTGAGTGGAAGGCGATCTCAACGATTTCGTCTACAAGGTCTTCTTGGTACATGGCTCCTCCTAGTTCCAACTCTGGTGGACTTCTTCGACCGATTCCATTCCGTCGTAGTCGTCGATTTCCCAGGCAGTCCCTTCCGGAATTTCGATAATTCGGAGTTTGGACAAAGACCCGCTTGCGGCCTCTTCTCCAAGCTCTTCCACTACTTGGATCAATTTCGGATCGGTACGCTCGACACTTCCGGAGTAGTGGACGAAATGTTTGTCCGATCCTTTTTCTGTGGGGTTCGGAATATCGTAGGCGGACCAGTATTTTCGTTCTGCATCCGCGTCTTCCGGGGAGATGGGCGTAAGTTTCCTGCTTGAGTAATCTTGCACGAAGAAATAGCAGTCTCTTCCGTTGAGTTCTGCCAACCTCTTGGTAGCTTTGGCGCTCAGGCCGAAAACGCCCCAGCATCTGTTGATTACAATTTTCATTCTTCCTCCGAGGATTTGTCCATTATCCGGACTTTACTTGTACTTCCCCAACTCCGCCTTCGAGATGGAGAACAAAACAGCAGCTTTCGGTCCGCCGTGCAGCCTCCAGGTCGTGCCGTCGAACGAGGGCACAAGCCCTTGATTCCACAGGGTAACAAGGGGCTGGAACGGATACTTGCCCTTGGGGTGTTTGACGTACTTCCAGACCGGGATTTTGAAGAAGGAGCCGGTGTACGCCCAAACCGAGCCCCAAACCGAGTCCCGAACCGAGTCCCAAACCGAGTCCCGAACCGAGCCCCAAACCGAGTCCCGAACCGAGTCCCAAACCGAGCCCCAAACCGAGTCCCGAACCGAGTCCCGAACCGAGCCCCCAACCGAGTCCCGAACCGAGCCCCCAACCGAGCCCCAAACCGAGCCCCCAACCGAGCCCCAAACCGAGTCCCCAACCGAGTCCCAAACCGAGCCCCAAACCGAGCCCCACTTTTTGAGGAGTAGAATGTGCTTGCGCTCGATTGAAGGCGGGGGCAGCTTGAACGGATGTACTACAGGATGCCGGTTGATAAACTTCTCCAACTGCTTGAGCCAGTTTTTGTGCGCGGCCAAAGCGAGTTCCTTTTGCTTCGTCCCGCACCACGGGGGCAACACGTCCTCGTCCCAGCGGAAAACCCATTCATCGGGGTTCAGGTAGTTGCCATTCTTGGGGGTGTACTCGAACTTGGCAAATTCCCCTAGCTGAGTATCCAAGTACCCGCCGAGCTCGGCCAAGTCCGCGTGCGAATCCACACCCAACTTCCAAGTTACTTTGTCGTTGAAATCGACCAGCCCGCTAAATGCTTTGCACATTTGCTCTCCTTTTCCTAACTTTCCTAGCAAAATCAGTATACCACAGGATCGTTGGCTGTCAACAAGAAATTTCGCTAATTCTTGCGGTAGACCTCGTCTTCAAATCCTTCGGCAGCGAGGGGAAGCTGTCCTCCGTATCTCGGGTGTTCTTTGGACAGGCAGGCGCAGAGTTCTTTCACTCCAAGTCCTGAGTTGATTCGAACCAGTGTCACCGCTTCATCGTATGTGTGGCCGACCACTTCAAAACCTAGTCGGTCGGCTTCTTTCAGTCCGTCCACAAGGATGTCTCTCGCTTCTCCCTGAGTCCCATTTTCAACCAGGTGCCCGCCGAACGTGTCCTTCTCTACCCACTGCCCTGTCTTTTGGCTCTTGGCTTTGTAGAGGATAACGTCCTGGTCGTACTCGCGCAGGATGGGCTTGAGAGTTCTCGGATCAATTTGTCCCGTATTCCATGTTTTATGCTGGACTTCTACGCGGGGGCTCCAATAATACAGAGGTCTCCCGGAGGGAAGGACCATCTCCAACACCTTGTCCGAGTGACACTTAAAGAACAACACCGGGGGCAGAACTTTGCGCCCGAGTTTCTCGAATTTTTGGATTTCCCACTGTAGCTCCGGGACCCCTACCCCCGTCAAGTGTCCCGGGTTTCGGATAGCAAAAACCGCCGCCCTCTCCATATCCTTCCACAACCAGGTGACTTCTATCCACTCTTTTCTGAGAACTGCAATGGACTCCTCAGCCACTTCAGCGGGGAGTTCAATTCCCATGTTGCGGGCGTACCCCTGTAGGCCGGTCCAGTATTTCAGGCCAGTGTCCTTATCCACATACTCATCCCCGGGGCCCAAGGCGTATCCTCCACCTAAAACCGGGGGTTTGCAGAAAGTCCGTTTGCTGGAATCTCCCTTGATCTTCCATTCCACCCACAGATCGTGGTAGCTCTGGTTGTACATTCTAGTGGCAAATTGGATGTACGGGTCTAAGGGAAACTGCATCCCATCCAAGATTTCTTTTTCAGGGTAGTCGGGTCCGTGATAGGTGAAGGTACTGGTGAACACCCCCTGAATGCTCGGGCATCTAGCAAGAAAACCGATCACTCTATTTTCGATTGCGTTCAAATCCGCCACGACGAATTTGTATCCGGAGGGTGCGCGGAAGGCCGACCGCTGAACCCCGGCAGCCACGTTCAAAGGTTTTCCGAACTCGCGGACGATCCCTTCGTAGTCCATTTCCCGGACAAGATTGATGGCCCGGTCCAACTTCTTCTCGACTTCTTTGGTGGGCTTCAACAAGTTGCCCACATTGACTCCGTGCGCGGCCCAGCGGCCCGTGTGCGCCCCGTAGTAGGTGTACTGATAGCGAAGGCGTCCGTCCTCGGCGGTCATGTCGGCGAGCGCCGTGTACTTTGAGATAGAGGACTTGGCGGTTTGCAGGCGGAGTTCCAAGACTTCGCGGCCTTCTGGTGTCAGGTCACACTCTCCGGCCAGGGCCCGGGCTATGAAGTCTTTTCCCAAGGACGTGAAGAGATACCCTCCGTTTTCCTGCACCCAACCGATCAGTTGGTCACGAGAACTTGGGTTTTCGAGTTGGGTTATTTCCTTGAGCCGGGCCAGCAACGGCTCCCGGGCTCGTAGAGCAATCTCCCTGGCATTTTGAACTAGAAGCGAGTCCGTGGGCCACCCGGTTTCGTTGATCTTGCTATCCAGTCTCCAGGTTTCCAATTCTTCTTCGGACATGGGGAACTGTGCTAGTTTCTTCCCCGCCGCTCTCTCTGCCTCCACGTCCATTTTTCCGTATTCACGAAACTGTTCCCACTCTTTGGGGTGGGTGTAGGGGGTATTGAAAGTAGGCCCGGAGAGGCCGAACAACGTTTCTTTCCCGCCCTTGTCCACGGGTTCGCAGAACAACCGAATGAGCGCCGCGCCCTTTCCGGTTTTCCCCCCGCCGAGGCGCAGCTTGGCCTTGGCCCCGAGACCCAAGACCTCGCCCGCCTCATGCAGCTTTCCTGGAACCCCGGCGTATCTGGCATGGGACATCGTACAAACCCATTCAGTCGCTGGCTTGTCTATGCCCAGAAGCGACTTGGATACTTGTCTTTCGAAGTTAGCTCCCCAAGAGTGAATGATGCAGAAGGGGTCGAGCAGCGCGTCTTCTAACTCGGCGGGGATTTGTGGATGGAGGTGAGGCTCCCATACCGTGACCGCCCGGTCGCCTCTAGCATACTGACCCATGATGATTTCGGCGGAGGGGTGTGCCAGATACACATCGAGTCCCACCTCGTCAAGAGGAGGAACTGCGCGTGTTTCCCAATCAAGGTGGAAGTCGGTCATTCTCTACTTTCGTCCATTACCTGGACACACCTGTTAGAATTTTGATTGCAAGGTCGGCGTGCTCTTCCGTCAGGCCCGTTTCAAAAGGCGTGTGAACCAAGAAAGGCAGCAAATGTTCCATGTCGTGGTCATCATCCAGGATCACAAAGGACTCGACCTCTTCTCGGTCGTATTCCTCCAACCACTTTGAGATTTCTAATCCCCGAGGAAGCTGATTATACCCTTCATATAAACGAGGGGTCACACCAATCACAGGAGCCACTACGCCCCAAGAGTGGAGATTTTCTCGACACTTCATCAATCCGTCAGTCCGCCACACGCTGCTGACCACGATCTTGGCTCCTGTCTCTTCTGTGATCCGGTTCAAAGCGGAGACGCAGGGCGGCCAGGCCCTAGCTTGTTTTCCAGAGGGAGGATAAGAGAGTGAGGGGATAATCGGCCCGTCGAAATCGAGAAAGACAATCCGCATACGTCCTCCGTCCCTTACCTGGACACAACACAATTTTCTGCTTGGGGCGGCGTGTGCGCCTGGTGATAGAACTCGGCCCCGAAGACGAGGATCACGAATAGAGCTAAAGCGATGTTGAGCTTCATCTAAACGCCCACATATCTGACAGCTTTGCAACAGACACGGCCAGCGTGGCGTGTATGTCTTCAAAACCTCCACCCTCTTGAATTCGTACCACACTCTCCGACGGCATATTGTCAACCACAATCTCGATATTTTCTTCGAGGAGGGCGAGTTCTTCGATAAGCGAAACGCACCACTCTATTGGCTTGGTAGAGGGCTCGCCAGGATGCGCAAGGAATTCGCTGCATTGCCGATAAACATCTCGCCACTTCTCCGGTATCTTCAACTCAGCCATTGTGGGCCTCGCTTTCCTTGAGCGCAGCGAGCAATAATTCACTCACAAGTTCATCGCTGGGTTGTAGCCTGCTCCCGCTGATGTAGACATGCTTTATAAGCACATCTTTGATCCGCTCCTCCGCTGTCTTCGGCTTTGGCGCGGTGAGGCGGAATATCATATCGTCAAGGAAAGCTGGTGGCATGGGAATCTGACAGTAGCCAAACTCATCCGTGACCGCCGCTTTGATCTGCTCCAGCGTGTACGACGCGGGGCGCTTGGCGAGTACGGCTGCAATGTCTACTCTTACCATGTTCAGGTTGTATTCGACCAGTGGTGTGTTACCGTAACGCTGCCAGATGTTTATTATTTCGATTAGCTCCTCGTTGTTCAGCGTCCCATTCGCTGTTGTCTTGCTCATGGCTTCCGCCTCTCTTCCAGTAATACCTTGAACGTCAAGCACCAGCACCACGGATTGCTGGACCATAGATGCTTATTTCTGTTGATGGAGTCCCAGAGTTTACGGTAATCTCCACGTGCATTATCGCGCAAAGTTACCTCGCTACCAAGTCTTGTTCCATCGAGCAAAGATTGTGGACGCGGTATGCCCTCCTCAAAACAATCGTATGCGCTTATGTCCTGCACACGCTCTACGCGAACTTCCGTAATCTCCAGCCAAGTCCTAGCGTACCGCTTTGCCATGAACATAGCCGCCAGGCGCTTCTCTGACTCATTTTCTACACGGCGTCCATCCATGTAATAGCCGATGAGTGTCCCGTCTTGTCTCTCTGTTAACGCAGACCACCCCTTCCTTTGGACGATCACGCCCTCTTTGATGTAGAGCCGGTCGCCCGCCACTCCGTAATTCTTTGGTCCATGCTTTCTAACGAAAGCGTCTGATCCCATGCCGTGATACACACCTAGCGATTCACACTCCTCGATCACGAGTCCAACCGGACCTCCGGTAGGAAACGGATCACGGCAGATGAACAGATTCCCAACCTTCGTATCGTTGAAATTGGGAGGGCTGGTTCGTGACATATACGGCTGCTTATTCCAGACGCGGCGTGTCTGAGTCTTGCGCCCTTCACGGATCGCTCGAATGTTATCCGACGTAAAAAGTATGCCTGTTTCCTTCACGATTTCCGCCTCTCTGCGGTAGTAGGGATATGCGCTCATCTCAGACATGTGGTGCCTCCGTCATGCCGGTTCTAAAGCTCAGTTCCATTTCAGCCAGTTCCCGTTGAAACTCATCTAAAGGCTGAGGATTATCGACGAGAACATACCCAAAGCTCACTAGCTCTACCGTATCGCTGTTCCAAGGAATTCGTACACTATGCCCCGGCTCGGTCATTGTTTTGTCACTCAGTGGTGCCATGTGGTTCCTCCTTCATGCCGCGTTGCGCCTCTGTGAGCGCGGATTGCACGAGGGCTATCGTGCGCTGCATTATTTGCATAGGTTCTGGACAATAATAGCACGCGCTTAGATTCACGAGTTGATTAAGTTGTTCCCGCAACTCCGTGATCTCCTGCTGGCGTTTGATAATCCATTCGGCACCGGCTTTCCATGTTGAGGCTTTAGTCGCGCCGACAAGTTTAGCTATGATCGGAGCTACTCTGTGACCATTGAATTCTCCATAGAGACGAAGTGTGCAGGCTGTACCAGGGTAGTAGTCGTTGCAGAACGTCAGTTTATTCCACGCCGCCCGTACCAGCTTCTCATTTGCGCTCATCTCAGACATGTGGTGCCTCCGTCCAGGTAATGGACTTTTCAATCCTCAAGTTCACTATACCACACATTCCTAGTTTTGTCCACAAGATTGTTACCACCAAGGATTCGTAAAGTTTGTAAGCGGTTGCCAATCGTTGTGGGCAAGAGCCTTTTGTGTTGCAAAACGTTCTAAGCGTAAACAAAGTTGCTCTGTCATTCTACCCCTTCTCTGTTCTTGTAAATTTCCGCGCAAACTAAGCACGCTCCTGCGAGGGCAGCGGGGTGGATGTTGCAGTTCACATCCCAAGATACTTGACGACCGCAAAGAGCTGCAGTATCCGCGCCTCCGGAGGGCTTCCTTCCTTTGTTGGACAAGGGCCGAATGTGCCACCGGCTCGCAGAACCAGCAGTTACGGCCTCACAAAAACTGTAGTCAACCATCTCGCTACCTCCTCGTCCATTACCCGGACTTTTCCATTATACCACGGATTCGTTCCTGCTGCTTGTCTGTTGTTGCTGCGTAAAATTTCTCAACGACCGCGTGTGAGTCCCCGAGCAGTTTGGCTACGTCGAATAGAGTCGCTCCTCGTTCGAGTAGCGTACAGGCGAGGGAGGCCCGAAATTTGTGGGGGTGGCAGTTCTTGACTCCGGCACGGATGCCCAAGTCAGCGACGAGTTTGTACAGCTTGGCGCGAGAGAGCCCGAACAGAATGGGAGAGTCGTCTGCCCCCGATACAGTTCCGGTGCGGCCAAGATAGACAGCCTCCAACGTCTCCAACAGTTCGCCGTACAGCGGAACAACCACCCAGGTCTTTCTCTTCCTAGTTTGAACGTGCAGCTTTCTGTCTGTCCAGTTAATGGACGACCAGCGCACCGTCACCGCGTCTGATCCTCTCAGGCCGGTCCATCTCAGCAAAAGGAAGGGCAGTCTGTCTGGTCCAGTAGCCGCCGCGTCGAGTTTGGCGATCTCTTCCGGTGTAAATGGGTCTGGGCCTTTGGGGTCTGAATCTGGTTTGTACTTGTTCCGCAAGGGGCTGCTCTTGATGAGTCCTTCTTCCACGGCTAGGTTGAAGACAGCTTGGAGTACGGTGGTTTCGGTCACAAGCCCGCGCCCCGAGCCGCCTTTGGCCAACGTGGCTTCTTTCCTGAATATCAAATACTCCTCGGCCAGAGTCGGGGTAACGGCGTCCATTTTCCGGACTTTGAGTTCAGCCATGCGGGAGAAGAACCTGTCCGCCGCCCACAGGTACAAGTTCCGGCTGCTCTCCGCCAACTCCCCGAGCTTCACTCGCCGGTCAAGTTTTTCTTGAAAGAGGGTTTCAAATTCTGCCATGTTTGGCTGCGCCGTGAGACCCCGGCCCGAGGCCAAGATTGCGAAGCTCTTGGGGGGCAGGACCAGCTTCAAAACTTCCCACTCCTCTGCCTTGGGCCCGCCAGCGATAGCGCACTCGATCTGACGCGCCAGGGTTCGAGCGGCCTGGGGGAGGCGTGTGCCCAGAGAGAAGCGAAGCCTTCTCCCCCCGGATGTGAGGTCCAGGTGGTAAGAGGCTCCGCGTTTGATTAAATTGGACATGGGTTTCCTTTGTTTTTTGCGGGCAGGACTAAAACGACCCCGACCACGACCACGACCGCGACCCCGACCACGACCACGACCGCGACCCCGACCCCGACCACGACCGCGACCCCGACCACGACCGCGACCCCGACCACGACCGCGACCCCGACCACGACCGCGACCACGACCACGACCGCGACCCCGACCACGACCGCGACCACGACCACGACCGCGACCCCGACCACGACCGCGACCGATATTTCTGTTTGCTAGCCCTCATGCTCGGCCTACTTTCCGAGGCCAAAGGACTCGATGGCGGCAGTTTGGACGTACCAGGTGTTGTTCGGCAAAGGCTGTGCGTCTTTGTAGTCCTTCTCGCTGGATGGCCCGGTTTCGTACACGATCTTTGCCCCTTCCAACTTGACAAACTTGTCATTGACTCCGACGAGCTTGCCGGTGTAGAAGTAGTTCATGCAATAGATCAGAACGTTTTCGTTGAGCAAGGCTTCGAGACCCTCGCCTTCTATTTCGGTGACTGTTACAACTTGCTTCATAAACCCTCCTTCGGGTTTTGGTTGCGTCCGGCTAATGGACATGGTTATTCCGCCAACTTTGGTTAGACCTGTTCGGACAAGGTTTCGATTGCACACTCAAGGGCATCGACGGCGCGGCGGGCCACATCTTCCAAATTCTCGATCTCGTCCTTGAAATCGCGCAGCCGTTCTTGACGAATATACCCTACACGCTTGCCCAGAAGCCTGACTTCAACGGCTAGGTCATTCGTGCGCCAATGGTCGGGGTAGAAATAGGTAATCAGGTTTTGCAAGCCCATTTAGTTCTCCTCGTAGTCAAAACCGCTGATTTGCCGACACCGCCTCTGTTCAGCCCAGTCGCCGTCAGAAGAAACGCGCTCTCGTGCCAAGGCTTCGGCTTCATATTGGTCGTCGGCCTCTACGATTACAGAGCCTCCGAAATCAATCTTCCATCGCTTCATAAACCCTCCTTCGGGTTTTGGTTGGTTGTCCATTACCTGGACTTGTTGTTTAGAACGTCGCAACCCAACAAACTTTCTTTCCGCCGAAGCTGGAGTCGAGTGGCGTGTCGGCCCAATCGTAAACCCGGCCCCACACGTTGTCGAAGTCGCTGGTTGTTGCTCCTTCGTCTTCGGCTAGGGCGCGTAGTTCGTCCACGAGGTCCAGCTTTTCGTCGTCCAGGTAGTTGCCGCCGAAGGGGGCCAAAACCTCCAAACGGTCTGCCGCAGTGCGGGCAACAAGAGGAATGTCTCCGCTGTCCCACACGTCCTTCATGTCCAAGTGTCGCTGCCACTGTGCCATAACATCTCACTTTCTGTCCATTACCTGGACGACTCGCTGGTTCCCGTTTCCGGGTTCCAGGGCGGTAGATTGTACATTTCGTGAATAGCGACGGTGGCGGACGATACGTTGAACCGCGTGTTAATGAAGGACAAACCCACGTACTTTGTCGCCAGGTCGTGAAGGGCGCAGATAGCTTGCGCTCGGAATAGACACAGCGTCCGCTTATTCAGGGGCCGGTCGTCCGAGGTTTCAATCACAATGACGTGTTTCATTTCTTCCCCTCCTCCTTAATAAACTTTCCCAAGGCGTTTCGGCTTTGAACTCTCTTTGGTTTCACAATTCCTTGCTCTTTTCGCCGGAGTTTGGCTTCTTCCAATCCCTTTCGTGTTCCTTCTGAGATTTTCTTTCGGACTTTCGGGTCGGCCAAGGCTTCCTTCGATTTTTCGGATTGTTTCTGACGTTTTTCTGGATCAGACCACCGTTTTGTCATGTTCTCGGACATTTTCTGCTTAATCTCCGGGCGGTTTGCTACTTGCTTGGCGCGTTTTGACCGGATCGGCCTCCCTTGGGGGTTTTCAAGCCATTTTGTTTGGCCAGCCAGTATATTCTTTCTGATGTCGGGGTCGGACCACATTCGTTTCATGGAGTCAGACTGCCTCTTGCGCTCCGCCGGGTCTTCATACCGTCGTCTATGAGCTTCTGACATTTTTTCTTTCGCTTCGCTGTTGAACTTTCCTCCTCTTCCGCCGTGGGTAGAGTTGTACCCATATTTTCGGTCAGCAGAGTCGAGAAGCAGTATCCAAAGGATTTCCAAATCGTTCAACTCTTCTTCGGTTTTGGCCCACCCCAAAACCCCCGCTACAAAATTTTCCTTCCCGTACTTGTTGAGAGCGCGGTGAAAATAAAACTGCGGACGATTCTCGGCGTCGTGCAGATGGCTCGTCCACCGAGCGGACACCGAACCCCAAGTCTGCCCAACATACACTTTTCCATTGACAAGATTCGTAATCAAGTAGATTGCCCCCTGTCCAGCGGGTACGTCGTCGATGCTGCACGTCAGTTGTTCGGACATAAACCGTTCAAAATCTTCAATTTGCATTAAGTTGCCTCTTTGTAGGGAATTGGGGTCTGAATTGGCCCGCTATACTACTAGCAATTCCCGTGCCAAACTCGCAACCTTTGCAAAGAAATCTGTGGAAAACTCACTTTTTCTTCGCTTTCTTCTTCTCTGCTTTCTCAGCGGCGACGGCCATCTTCGCCGCCAAGCTGTGAATCGCGGACCACTCGATGGTGAAGGAAGTTCTCATTCCGGCAAGGCGCACGGTGCAGGTTCGGGGGCGGGCTTCGATCACAACCTCCCGGTGCTTCCCCCTTTCCCAAACGGCGTCCGAGGTTTTGAAGTTCAGCCGGGTGGTTCTCAGAGATAAGTCGGTCATTTCATCCCCCACCTGACGGCCAGGATAATCAGCACCCAGCACAGCAGCGCCAAAGGCAGAGCGTACATTAAGCCCCGGAAGCAGCCGAGGCCGTCGTTGTGGTTGGTCATTTCTCCTCCGGTTTATCTGTCTTGCTCCCCATCTCTGAGGATAGAAACTGTAGAGCGTGCGTTTGCCCGCAGAAGTGGAAGGTCTTCGGGCCCTTGAGTACGCCCACGGCTTCTGCGTCCTCCCACTTCCAGAGTTCTTTGTAAAAGTCCACTACCCGGACAACCCACCAACCGTTCGAGGCTGTGTGAGTCTTCGTGCAGCCGAGAGTGTCACACGTTGGGGTTGAGAGTATCAAGCGGCCTCCGGTCGAGACCCGGTCTGGCTGATCTCATCCACCAAACGGTTGGTGGTTTCAATTCCGAAGTAGACCAAGGGAAGAGTGCCCCCCGCCATCAAACTCCGAATTGTGAAGTCATTGGCCGTTCTATAGGCCGAGGTCTGCTTCATCGAAAAGTCCAACAAAGCCCGTTGCAGGATAATTTGTTCCTGCTCGGTGAAGCAGCCGAAGCGGTCTTTCATGCTGGGCGGTGTGGGCTGCCGATTGATGGCGATGATCGTTGCTAAATCGTGCATTGTTCCTCCTCTGCGTTGCCCCGGCATTTGGAACCGGGCGCTGCCGCATTAACCGGACTGGTTTGTCCGGCCCATCTGCGTTACTTGAGAAACTGGCCGCAAGCGCACTGCAACTCGCTCCCCTTCGTGGTACTGTGGCCGTGTTCCACGCGGAAGGTCTTGAGTTCGTTGTTGACCATCGCCGTGGTCACATAGGTCGCTTCAATATCGACAACCCGGCTGCACTTCGGACAGGACAGATGCTTCATCGTGGCCCCCTCTCGTACCCGTTGTCCCACTGGTTGTCCCACTGGCTGCGCTCGTCACGTTTGAATCTCCGGGCGACCGCCTCGTCTTCCCGCTTGTTCCTGGCCGCGACTATCTCCGCCCAGGTCGGGCCTAAACTCCCTTGCTTGACTATCATGTTGCCTCTTTCTTGATACAGCGAGAATGTTACCATGCTACAAGCATAAACACAGCTATAAACATAACTGTGAAGCCTACACGATAGATGAATCTTTCGTGCCTGAGAACCCATTCATTTGAGAGCATTTGTTTTCTCCTTGTTAGCATCTTGCGCTTTCCTGGCCGCTCCCGGCCCGCTTAAAGTCTAGGCTTCTCAGTTCCTAGCTTTGCTTGCGACTTCGGAGCGGCCAGAGCAGAGCAAGTCTGCCGATTGTGGTTCAAAACGCCAGCGCAAAGAGCACAAAAACCAAGATTGCGTAGGCTCCGAGCGGCGCTAGTGCGTCGCGGTTGTCGAGTACGGCTTGCAGTGCTTTCATTTTGCGATCTCCGTTGGAAGTTTCATACGAAGCGTGGCTGCTTTGGCAAACTCAAATGCCGCAATACGCTCTTCGCTGCGATCAGAGCCGTCGTCGGGGAACTCAGACAAGTTGCTCTTGCGAATACCTATCTTTTCCCAATCTTCGAGTGACTTCCAGAGGCACCCCATACGCACCCACCGGGAGCCGTCTTGGAAAAGTACAGCCTGAATCTGGTAAGGGTAAGCTGAGTACGCCATGCACCGCATTGCCGAGATTCTTCCATCGCGCAGGTCGGCACCGCGCAGGTAGGCATCGCTCAGGTAGGCACCGCTCAGGTCGGCACCGCTCAGGTCGGCACCGCTCAGGTCGGCACCGCGCAGGTCGGCACCGCGCAGGTAGGCATCGCGCAGGTCGGCACCGCGCAGGTAGGCACCGCGCAGGTCGGCACCGCGCAGGTAGGCATCGCGCAGGTCGGCACCGCGCAGGTAGGCACCGCTCAGGTCGGCACCGCTTGATACTGCCTCTTCCACAGTTGCTTTTACCGTCGTAATGTTCGGAGCTGTATAAATCACAGCGCCGTAGATGTTTTTGAGTTCAATCATTTCCTGCGCCTCCAATGCGCTGTACTGCTGTTATGGCCTGCATTCCCGGCACACGCACCCATCCTGGTGTTCATCGTTTCCGTCGCTGTTCATAGGTGTTTCCTCCCTTGCATGATGTGTGCCAGATGCGCCACTGATCCGCCCGAGTATTTCTGAAACTCTTTCTATGGGCGCAACGAAAGGATGAGAGTAGCATCCCTCTGGAGTATTTTGGTAGCGCCTCGCCGAGGCTTCTGCATCATCATCGCGGTAGTGGCGGGAAAGTATTCGCCCGCCATCTTCAGCGCCAAGAATTACCGCGTACCTGAATTTCCTTTTCATCTGCATCTCCATTTTTTGTTTCCTCCCTTGCATGATGTACTACGTTTTGGTGCGATATTGCACCTGTTACGGCAAGGACCGCGCGGCGGAGGTTTCCTCGATGTATGCCTCAACAGCGGCATTAACCAAGTCCATCTCGTCACATTTCCCATCGGCGGGACTCTCTTCAATCCCCCTTAGAGCAAGGATGAGGCGGACTTCAGCGGCATTCAACTTTGGGGTCTTTGACTCCGTAGAGCTTAATTGCCGAACTTCGAGCATCGCGTCGGCTATCGTGTATGCGTCCAGGCAATAGGGCATCACGTTCATGTCCATGTCCAAATCTCCCCGGCTGATGATCGCCTGTATCGCTAGCGCCCCAAAGTAATCCCTCAGTTTGATTGATGGAGGCCGGGGTATTTCCTTGTCCACTTCGCGTTTCATTACCACTTTGTTTCTCCTTTGACGCACAAGGTATGCTCTTATGCGCTTTTGTTGTAAACCGTTGAAAATACGCTATTGCACTCAGGACGATTGGGAATTATATACTTGACTTCCGTTTTGTGCTTTCATACGAAAGCCTCACAGCTTTCGCTGCATCCAGCGTCTTCATCTTCGTCTGGAATGGGCGGAAGGGTCATAAGTTTGGACATCTCCACAATATCGGATGCTGATCTATGACCACGGAAAAAGGTGCGAGGGGTACCGTCTTCATTATGCCCGGCCAGCCCATATTGATGCTCCATATGGCCCCACCAATTAAAGGAGTTGGGGGTTTCCTGCGCGATCCTAACAAGTTTTGGAATGTGTTTTTTGTGGCAGCAATCGCAGTTCCCTTGATGGTCCTTCAAACCCAGGTCGAACTTCTGATCTTTCCACCAATCTACGATTTCAGGTTTGGTTGTGGGCCAATTCTCCGCCAAAGGTCGGATGACCCCTTCCTTCGGTTTGAGACGCTTTGGCTCATCAATGCGAATTCCTTGGGCGGTCAAATACTCTTCCCATCCGATGCTCCGCATGTAGCTACGAATGGCATTGGCTTTGAGTTCGCGGGTACAGTGCAAGTAATTCATATTCGGAATACCGTAGACTTTGATAACGTCCTCGAACGGCTCTCCATTTCGGGATGCAGTGGAAAAATTCACAATGCGATGAGTCGAAGCAATTCCTCGTTCGGCGTGAGCCACAGCCTCAACCCATACAACTCCCAGACCCCATTCATCGCTGCACCGTTGCACGAAAACAAGCGTCTCTTCTCGTTCTTTACCTGTGTTGGCGAAGACAAAAGCGAGTTCGTGGGTAGATGACCATTCATTCTTAATATGCCACGCCATGTAAGCGGAGGATCGCCCCCCTGAAAAGCTAACGAGCAGTTTTTGCATTTTTGTCCGCTTTCCGTTTGCGCTTCTTCGCCGCTTTTGACTTCGGTTTTGGCCTGTACGACAGGACAACATCGGTTATCACGTCCAACACTTGCGGTATTTCTTTCATGCTGTAAGCCTTTCGTAAGTCAGACGTTGCCCGTCAACTGCGCGGATGAACGAGTCCAGACGGTCAAAAGTGTGATTAGCCACGTTGCCCGCGTTAAGCCGGAAGGCGACTTCATTGACGTACCGAGCAACATGCTTGGCGCTGATGTGATGCCAAGTACCGTAGATGCCACGCTTGAGCAATGCCCACACGGACTCAATAGAGTTCGTGTTCACATCGCCCCGGCTGTACTCGCCAGCGCTATGATTGACCGTCGCGTGAGAGTAGAACAAGCCGTCCATGCCCTGATAGCCGCTGGCCTCATCCGTCATAACTTGAGAGCCAATCTCTACGTTATTCAGGATCGCGCCTTGCAGATTTTCTTTGTCAGTGTTCTCAACTGGAAAGGCAATCGTCCTTCCTCCCCGCTCCCTGAGTCCGACAACCGCTGTCTTGCCTACAGCGCCACGGCCCATCCTAAGTTTGCGGGACTCGTGCTTATTGGCTTCCTTGCCGCCGACAAAGCACTCATCCACTTCGACCAGACCCCAGAGCTTGTCCATTTTCTCGCTGCAAGCCTCACGCAACCGCTGCAACATGAACCA